GTACTGTGCTATCCATGTCATCGGATTGCGGATTGAACGTCTTCGATCTCCAATTCCGGCATACTTGCAAACAACGCTGCCAAAGGAGATCCGAGGACAGGGACTCCGGTGATGTTATTCTTGGCAAGCCAATCTGTTGCGGCCTTGAGGTCTTGCGTTGTTGCGTCACCATTTTTGATACGGGCAATCAGTTCGTTAGTAACAAGACCGTGAAGCTCGCTGAAGTCCTCTTCTGTTGCTCGTGTCATGATGCAAAGACTCGGTAAGGATTGTTAGGCGCCACCACAAACTCCTCCCAGGTCTCAGGCAGGTCTCCGGCGAAATTGACGTGAAACCCATCCAGCACCGTGGGTGCAACGATCACTTCGCCGGTCTCTGGGTTGTACTCACCGCCACGGGTGATGGTGCCCACCACGTCGATGGCATGGTCATGCGTGTAGGCGGCGAGGGTGTCGTCGGCCATGAACCCAGCCTCGGTGGCGGCTACGGTCCAGGCGTCAGCGTCGGGGAATCGTAGGAAGTGGGTCATGGTTGGCTGATGGCTTGGAGGGTGGGGTTGGTGAAGCGGGTGGGCCAGTAGGTGAGGCGCTTGATGGTGCCGTTATTGGGGAGGCTGCCTGCTGCGTTAGACCCGATGTAGATGCGATCAACTACAGGAAGTGGTGATGCTGTAGAAGTGCTTCCCAACGTGCCGTTAGTTGCGTGATTGGTGCTGGTAGCTAAGTATGCGCCGACTGTTTTACCTTGAGTTCCAAATGTGTACGAAACGCTGTTGTCGTAGCGGGCAGAACCACTGGATGTAATGCGGAACCTTCTTGTGTTACTGCCGGTTTCAAGTTGGATTCTATTGTTTGTGCTGTTATCTGAAATTGAAAATACGTTTGTGTTTGTTGCAACAGAAATTGCATCTGCAAACACCGTCCCCTCCGTTTGGTTATAGAACGAGCTAAAGTTCGACCCGGTAATGCTGGCCACATCAGCAGCGCGGGTGGCGGTTGCGGTCGTGGTGGGGATAACCGAAGTAGCAAAGGCGCCTTGCTCCATTTGAGGCATTCCTAGACGGAGTGTAAAATCCATGGTGGTGTTGCCTGTAACAGTAAAACTAACTGTGTGAACAACTTGACCAACCGTTGCACCGCCAGATAATGTTCTAGTTGCCAATGGTCTTTGAGTAATCAGAGAAGCAGTTGTGGGTGCAGTTTGCACATAATTTGCACCACTCACAAACGCACCGCCTGACGTATTCTCAATGACACCAATTTGCCAAACACTGACGCCAGTGGTCGTACCAGCAGCCAGCTTCCAGTACAGTGAATTCGTCCAAGTTTGCCCTGTGGCGGCAGTAGCAGTATCAATGCCAAAAGCAACACCAAGTGGGCTGGCTACAGTTGTGCCATTAAATCTGTAGTCAATATAGTTAATACCACTTTCAGTGCCAGTGCCTACAACGCTTACGGTAAGTCCATTGCTCTGCGCTGTTACGTATGCCCAAAGATTTGGATTTGTCCCCGGCGTACCTGCAACCGCCCCCACCATCGTGTTGTTACGGATGCCGTTCGTCCTAGCCTCCTCCACCAGCAGGCCAAGGCTTTCACCCGTGGTCGGGTTGTGGTCGAAGCGTGGGGCGGAGTTGATCGTGCTGGTGGTTGGGATGTATTCGCCGACGGTGGAGGACTGCTCTAGTTGGGCGCCCCAGATGAAGATGCCGGAGGTGCCATTTCCGGTGTAAGAATCCGAAGATGAGCTATCAGCTAATTTAATACGGATGTTTGTTGTAGTAGCAGCAGTAGTAGCAATAGCAGTAAGGATGCAACGATACCAGCCATCACCTACTGATTGAATAGTTGGAGTACAGTTTGCGGAGGTGCCAGTTGTTCCATTTGATACGTTAAAAAAGCAAAAAGGTACTGTTGCTCCATACGCTTCGAGGCCTGTGCCAATTTGCATATTAAACCAAGATCGTCCAGTTGCCTTGGCATATATAGAATACGTGTAGATTGTTCCAGTTGCAACAGAGACAGAAGAACTGAAAGCAAGGTGTGTATTGCTTGCAGTTGAATCCTCTATAAGCGCATCAGCAGTCAAGACACCTGTTGGACTAATTGCGGCATTAGCCGTAACAGTTGCTCGCGCCTTTGTCCAATACGCATTATCAAACTCCTCACTCCTCAGCAGCAGGTTCGTCACCGCCGACTGCAACACCCCATCGCTGCCGACGAACGTGCCGGTGCTGGCGCGGGTGAAGGTGACGCGGGGGTCCAGGGTCTTAGTACCTGCAAAGTTCAGGTCAAGGTTTGGCACCTCACCTGCAAGATCAAATAATTGATCACCAAAACTACGGCTATTTGCAATCGACCCTAGTTTTGTTGCACTAAGTCTCATCTTAAACCAGCTCCGAAACTGCCAGACTACCATTAACGGTAGCAGCACTTTCACGAATCACACCAATGCTAGCACCAAAAGGCACACCAATGTCAAGACGTTCGCCGTTGGCAATGAAATGGGATGTTGTAGCACTGGCAGTCTGGGTGCCAATACCTACCACGAAACGGATGTCAGCAAAACGAGCACGGATGCTGATGCGACCGACGTTGGCAGTAAGGGCAGTGCTGGCAGACGTAGTAGTAGCAGTCAGTTGACGGGAAACGCCTGGAATACCAAGAGGTTCCACATGATCAGCAGAGTACTGACCGTTGTTAACAGAAGCAGTGTAAGCCATGAGTAGTAATCCTTTGTTTTGTTAGTAGTCCCAACGAATCTTGGCGCGTCCGGCACGGATACCGATGTGAACAAAGCCCCGATAATTAGCACCATAGCCTACGCTGAAGGGCCATTCCTTGTCACACCACTTCTCGAACTCCAAGCAGCTGGTATTGATCGGATAAGCATCCACCGCACCACAGCCAGGGGCAAAAAGGTGTTCACTGTTGGAAGCACCACCCACCGCAGCGTTAACCGCAGCAGGACGGTGACCGGATGTGATTTTCAAGGGGCCAAACTTGTTCCGTGCTCGTTCCAGAAACTCACAGAGTTCCGTTGCGATGTCACATTGTCCCTGATTGGTGAACCTACGGGCCTCTTCGTTAACACATAGTTCACCATAGGTGAAGTTGGGTGTGATGTTTTGACCTAATGGTGAGCTAGGCAATAGCTTTTTAGGCCCAGGAGGCACCTTACGGAAGAGTTCTCCGAAGGTAGCAATGATCTCAGGGCTTACTGCCTTCTGCAAGTAGGCCCAGGCCGCTAGCTGCTGGGGTTCACCCTTGTCATACTTGGAAGCATCAGCAAAAAGAATGGTCACTTGAAAGAGTTCTTTGCTTTTTGGATGGTGTCGTCTTCCTTACGGAATGGCTTCAGGTAGTTGGATACCCGAAAGACCACACCAAGGACGGAATTGTCACGAAGCTTTGGGTTAAGCCCAATAATCTCAGATGCAAAGAAGAGAACAAAGAAGAAAGCCACCTCATAGGTGACCTTCAAGCCGAAGATAGTGATCATTTGCCTTGACCTCGTAGTTGTTTGCGGCCATGGTTGGCAAGACTGCGCTTGCCCTGGCCTTGTTTGGTACGTTTGGGTGGACCGGGCCTGTGGGTCAGGGCACCGGTTCCGATCTTGCTCTTAACAGCCATCAGCAGTCGGTTGCGTCGGAGAACTCGGAAAGGGACTTGAGGTGGAGATAAGCTTGCTTGATGGGGTTGGGACCATTGAGATCAAGAGGGCATGTGTATTGGCGTTGTGAAATAGCCGGATAGTTGCTGTCAGCAAACACGCAAGCAGTGAAGATAAGAACTTCCTTGCCTGAGGTAGCTGTTGAACCAATTCGAATGTAAGCGGCTGGAAGATCCAAGCCAAACTCGGTCTTGATTGAAGATTGAATAGCCATGTTAAACTGTTCCGGGGAAGATACGGTGAAGGACTAACTTGTAATACAGTCCGTAAGAGCTGCTTGCAATATTAACTTGAATGTTTTGAGAGTTAATGCGCAACCAAGCTGGCGTTGTGCCGGTAAAACTTCTAAGGGTATCGTTGAAAATAGTGCCAAAATCAAAACCAGTTGGCAGGTCTGCATAACCAGCGTAAATGGTATAAAAATAAGCAGCTTTTTGTTGAGTAGCACCAGTCATTTCAGTTGCTGGCATGGCCTTAACTGTTGTCCAGGTACTAGCTGTTGCAAGACCCGACAATGTTTCGGTAGTTGTGTCGCCAAACTTAACGCTGCCTCCAGCAAGAGGTGCTATGAGGTTTGTTCCCAGCTGAAGATCGTAGCCAGCATCGGAGTCTGGTTTCAGGAATCGAGTGGAGACATCGTTGGTGCCAACAACTGTTGTGCCTCGAAAACCAAAAGCAGTAGCAGAATAAGTAACAATATCCGGTGCGGTAGCAGCTAGCTTGTACCTATTGATAAACTCAATGCCACCTTCAATCGAGACAATGTTTCGGTTGTTGGCTTCCCAGTAGCAGTTGATTAACGTAGCGCCACCGTTTTGCATATGGAACGCCCCGTCAGAGGATACTGCGTCTCCACAGTATTCCATGATGCACAGTTTGTAAATACCATTAACACCACTTTGATGATAGATGCCGCGCTTGCATCCAGTAATGTAAGCACTGTCAACGGTAAATGCCGTGCAACCAAAACCGTTAACCAGTGATGCTTCAAGGCTTAATCCATAGGTACAACTTTGAATAGTTAAATTCTCAAAAGTATTGTAAACACCTTGAATAATCTGCATCCCCCGCAAGGAGAAATTGGTGACACGGAGATTCTTGTAATGCGTGTACGCAATGCTTTCTTGTTTTACGCCGACTGTGTTGTTGCCGTCTGCCGATGTTCCCGAAGAGGTGATAATGAGATCGGAAACCCTTACAAAAGTTTTCTTTACAGCTAGCGCAATTCTACTGGCACCTGTGGTTAGTTTCAAAGTAGCGTTGCCAATGCCTTTGAACACCTCGATGGTGCTTGCTGCTTTAATTTCAACCCCAGTGGTGATGTAAATACCAGGGGGCATGACAACTTCAGTGGCACCACTGTCCAAGGCCGCTTGGATAGCCGTTGTGTCGTTAGTAGTTCCATCCCCCACTGCCCCAAAGTCCTTGACGGACACAACGTCTTTCAGCTTGGAATCAATGGTCCTGGCAACTGCACCAGTACCTGCCTGGGTGAAGCTGAGTTTGCCAGCGGTGATGCCAGCCGAAGCGTTGACATCAGCGTTGACAATAGTACCATCAATAAGATTTGAACTGGCAACAGAATTAGCAGCAAGTTTTACGTTGGTAATAGTTCCATCAGGAATTTGACCAGCAACAGCATTGGCTACATTGTTATTGGTTTCCTGAGCAAGATAAAGAGCTTGATCAAAATTATCATTAAGATCAGCTGCCTTAATGGACGACCCTGGAAAGAAAGTATTTAAGATAGTAGCTTCATCGGTGCTACGTTTCAGAAGAACAGTAGCACCATTAGCAGGAGCTGTGACAAACTCAACCGTAGTAGCATTGGCAAAGAAGTATTGAGTTGTGACCGTCTGAAGAGTGCCGTTGAGAAAGACATCAATGTCAGCGGTATCGAGATATGGGAAGGTGACAGAGAATAGCTTGTTACTGCCGTTCCCCGTGTAGGTGTTGCTTGTGGTTGCCATAGCTAGGTACGCATGTGTTGTTACGGATTAGCAAATTTCTTAAGCTGCTCAAGGTTGCTCGGGCGGAAGTCCCCTTGGTAAGCTCTAATCTCTTGGTCTCTGGATTGGAAGACC